TGTCTTCTGGTGATGTGGACGTGGATGAGATTGAAGGTGGCCTCAGTATCACGCATGGCGCACCTATGATCGCGTCTGAACGACTGTACCTGATGAATTTTCAGCAGAAAATCATGGCTGGGTCAGTCAACACCATCAACATGGACAACCCCACCCCCTACTCGGAAACCATCGAGTACGGTGGATACGGACCAGGTCCATTGGTTTCAGACGGTTACTCAGCACAAGCGGTCGGTGGTGTTGCCACGGTGGCATACTCCGGTACCGCATCCCTGCTCAGGGCCAACGAGATCAAGCCAGACTTCGATGAAGAGTTGAACAAGCAGCTAGACGGAGACATGGAACCATGAGTTTCGAAAACGTCGTGGACAAGATCCGCAACGATTTCAGGACTGATTGGAATACCCAGTATCCCTCAATTCCGCTCAAAGAGCAGAACCGGAAACTGGTGCCCCAAACAGGCCAACCATGGGCAGCAATTGACATTTTGGCCGGGGAGAGCTTCGAACGCACGGTAGGTCCGCCGCGTCAGTGGCGACACCCCGGAGCCACCATGGTGAGACTCTACGTTCCCTCCAACAGTGGAACGGATGTACTCGACCACTACACCGACTTCGTGCAGGAGCATTTCAGGAACCGGAGAGCTGTCAATGACGACAGCGAAGTCATCCGGTTCATTCGTCAACACACAAGCGATCCACCGATGTCTGCTGAGAGTGACTACTATCAGCGCAGTGTGTCTGCTGATTTCGAGTGGGACGCCTTTTACAACTAACAGGAGCGGATCATGAGCGAAAGCAATCTCGTTCAAGTCTCATATGTAAAGGAGGCGACCTGGGGCACAACCCCTGCGTCCAACCTCCAAGTGGTCCGTCGCACCGGAGGCACGTTCAGCCCCGACCTGCAAACCACGGCCAGTGCCGAGGTTCGCAAAGACCGCATGATCGCGGCAATCAGGAATGTCGGGCAGCGGCCCTCCGGCTCCATGGAGATCGAACTACCCTACGGTTCTCACGATGACCTTCTCGAAGGTGCCATGATGAGCGCCTGGACGTCGGGAACCGACACGGGACCTGTTGCCACGATTTCTGCGGCTGTGTCCGACAACAGCTACAACGATACTGGCACGGGTTTCACTCAAGTCGCAGGTCAGTGGATCAATGTCTCTGGCTTCACACAGGCTTCAGGTGAGAACAACGGGCCGTCGAGGATCGTTTCGGCTACCACTGCGAAACTGATCGTTGACTCCCGTGTTGCCCTCACCGACGAGACTCTGGGCGACAGTGTGACCATTGAAGGGTCGGATTACCTTCGCAACGGCGTTACGTTTACCAGTTTCTCCATCGAGGAACTGTACGACGAAGCCGGTGGCGTTGGGTCTGACCTCTTCATGAGTTACGTGGGGTACGTATGTGGTTCGATCAACTTGGACATCTCGGCTGAGAACCTAGTGACTGGTTCGTTTGCTGATGGTATGGCAAAGATAGCGGCTCGACCAGCAGCAACCATTGGTTCGGGCTACGACGCTGCCAACTCCAACACTCCAGTCAGTGCGGTCTCAGAGATCGAGTTGTTCGAAGCCGGTGCGGCCTCCAGCTTTTTGGTCTCCACGTTCAGTGTTGCCATGACCAACAACCTCCGGGGCATCCCGGTGGTTGGGTCTGACGCACTTGGAGCCATCAGGCTCGGGACCTGCGATGTGACGGGTAATTGGAACGTCTATTGGGGTTCCAACTCGGAAACCCTGGTAGACAAACACTTGGCACTGACGGCTTCGTTTCTTTCAGCGAAAGCCACTGATGAGGATGGGAATATGTTCATCGTCACAGTGCCCAACCTTCGGTACACTTCTGGTGCTCCCGAAGCTGGCGGATTGGATGCTGACGTACCCGTGAACATGGGGTTCCAAGCGGAACGCGATGCTGTCACGGCTTGCGTTCTCCAGTTCGACAGGATAGCTGCACCATAAACCTCACGGGTCGGGGCCGCTAGTTCGGTCCCGGCCCACCACATCGGGAGGTCACCATGGTTCACGACCACTGGGGGTTACCGGAAGAGTGTGGCCCCTGCTTTTTCAATCCCAACCATGACAAACGTGGTCGTTTTGCTACCAAGAAAGGTGGGGGTGAGGGAGGCGGGAGGAAGAAAAAGAAAAAGAGAGGACGCAAGGGAGCCTCTGGTGCGCAAGTGATTGGAACAGCCGCAAGAGCCGGTCTTTTTGTTGGATTACTTGCTGGCACCGGGGTAGCCGCTACAGCATTGGCGAGCCATGCGGGCACAGCGCGAACTCTGCAAAACCTCAAGATATCGGATGCTATCCGGGCTGGCAAGTTCTCCGCTGGTGCGGGGGCATTTAAGAAGTTCAGTGCTGTAAAAAGCATTGGTCGTTCTCAACTATCTGGGGCTAGTCGCATTGTGGCATCAGGAGCGCTCAGTGGAGTGATTCATGGAGCCGCTATCGGCGTTGGCGTAGCTGGCGGACGTGCAGCGTATAGAGGAGGAAAGAGAGGCTACAAGAAGTACAAGAAACGCAAAAGTGGAAAGTCCCGACGCGTCAAATTTGGGTGACCATGAGTATTTACTGGGAACATCTACCTGAAGAGTTCGGACCCTGCTTCTTCAATCCGAACCATGACCCCAAATCGGGGCGATTCATCTCCAAACATGGTGGGGGTGGAGGCGATGGTAAGAAGAAGAAGCGTGCGGCCAGAAAGCAGAAAGCCAGGGCCACGCTAGGTCCAGTTATCGGTGGTGTTGTGTATGGTGGTCTAATCGGTGCCACTATTGGCACGATTGCAGGGATTACGTACACAAAAGCCAGGGTTCCACTGCTCAAGGGCCTGCCAGGGTTGAAAACCCAGGTCATAGCAACCATCGGCAAGACACAAGTGCTTAAAGATGTTCCCGCTGGTTCCAGGGGTGCCATTGGAGCACTCAGCAGGAGATTCGGGCCTGCAATTGTCAGTAGAGTCAGGACGGCAGGCACCATTGGAGTAACTGTGGGCGCATATGGGGGGTTGACGCTGGGGTACGGGCGTGCGCTCAGCAAGAGTCGTCAGTATCGCAAGAGAAAGAAACAGAAGCAGCAATCTCGCAAGGTGAAAATCGGCTGACCATGGATACACCTACTACATTTTCCCTCTACCGGAACAACGATGAGTCCGGTATCAGCGGTACTGGTCGTATCCTCGACGGAACCGTGTTCCACACAGGACAAGTGGTCACCTGCTGGCGTACAGATATAGAAGGTTCCAAACACGGATACTCCAGTCTGGGCGTATACGACTCATGGGATCACTTCCAGTTCCTACACCTGGACAGCCATCCAGACAACGACTCATCTATTGTGTGGCATACTCAGCGGGAAAGCCTGAATCCATACCCCATGAGAACAGCAGACTCCATGAGTAAGCACGCTGTAAACCCTGACCCTGTCAGGAGAAAGGACAGAGCATGAAGAAGCTGGACCCAGTGCTGATGGCCCAGGGAGTTCTCTTCGAGGACAAGGATGAGCGGTTACGTCTACTCGTCGCCTACAGAGACAGCAAGAAGACCAGACTGAAGTTCCAGAAGTTGATGGCTCCTTACGTCTCAGGCTTCCGTTCCCAATCAGCCAGTATGTTCAAGAGGAGTGAGGAGTTGGAGAACCAGGTAATCGCTGAGCACGTGTGGCTCGGTGCTGCCTACCTGAGCAACCCCGAGGCCCCTACCGAGGAAGAAGAAGTATGGGTAGAAGGCTTCATCATTGACGAGGCCGGACACACCGAAGATGTCTCTACCGTAGCGAAACGGTACAAAGTCCTGAAAGACGAGGCATGGGTGGATGTCAAGGACACGATTGAGGGCCTCATGCGTGACAAAAACCGTTTCGCTGTTGAAGCAGTAGAAGTAGGTGCAGATGTGGGGGAATCCTTGCCGAAGGACTTGCCTGGTATGACAAATTCGGCGATCAGCTTGACTACCACCTCAGATTAGCTGATCGCGGCGATCCTTCGGCCTTCGACGACCCGCCTCCCGACGCGTTCGAAGCCTTTCCTCTCATTACTGCCTGCTTTGTCTGGTGCGGGGCCAGACGCCCCTTTTGGGGCATGGATCACGTACCAGGCCGCATACCAACGGTTGAGCTACTTGCTTGGCTCGACCTCAACGAAATTGATGATGCTTGGGACCGTGAATTTATGATCTCAGCCATAGACACAATTGACGCACACTGGCACAAACGGCAGATCGAGAAATACGCAGCCAAACATAAGAAAACGAGTTCAGAGATGAAGCCTAAAAAGGTCTAGCGAGGTCATCCATGCCAAAACTCAATTTCAGTCTTGGCTACAAGGGAGTCGTAGAAGGGGCGAAGAAGATCACCGCCTCGTTCGACTCTGTTCGTAGTGCGGCTGATGTCGCTGTCTCTACTGTCGAGAAAGTCCAGCAAGGCTTCGCATCATTCCAGAAAACACTGACTCGAACCATCATTTCAATGATGGCGTTGGTTGCTACATATATCGGCCTCAAACAGATCATCAGCGTCTCTGCTGAGTACGAACGGTTACGGAAGACGCTTGTCACTGTAGAGCAATCAGCGCTCAAGGCTGGTCGGGCCTTTGAGATCATCAAAGACTTCGCTATTACGACACCGTTTGAAGTCACCGGCCTCACTGAAGCGTGGATTCGGTTCAGGTCCATCGGTATTGCGCCCACGGTCGAGATGTTCACCTCTCTCGGCAACATGGCCTCCTCGTTCGGTGCGGACATCACGAGT